GGTTGCGAGTTTTTTATTTTTTTAGACTGTACAAAAATTAAACAACCTTATTTTTAAGAAAAATGGCAACACAAAGAGAGCTAGCAGAACATTTAGGAATGACCCCTCAATCATTGAGTGAATTGGTCAAAAAGGGCATTATTACAGTAAAAAAGGGCAGGTCTCCCATAGATTTAGACTTTAGCAGGATTGAATACATCAACCACCTAAGAAAGAACGCCAATCATTATAAGAAAAGTGGAACTGGCGGAGACATAGTTGAAGAATCTACAAGATTAAAAAAGTTTCAAGCTGATAAGGCTGAGCTAGAGGTAAATCAATTAGAGGGCAAACTAATACCAGCAGATTTAGTTAAAGATACATGGGGGGACTTTGTTGGAAATGCAAAGGCAAAGCTATTAAATATACCTACCAATTTAGCTCACCAAGTATTAGCTGCTGATAATTTTAATGAAGCAGAAGAATTAATCAAAAGAAGTATATATGAAGCACTAGAGGAGCTATCTGAGAATGGATTACCAAGAGAATATGCAGAAAGTACTAAGTCAAGTACAAAATCTGTGGAAACCACCGACACAACTTAAGATTTCAGAGTGGGCTGATGAATACAGGTATTTATCTCCTGAATCTTCTGCTGTAAGTGGTAAATATAGAACTGACTATGCACCTTATCAAAAAGAGATAATGGATGTATTTAATGACCCTAATATTGAAAGGGTAGTGTGGCAAAAGAGTGCTCAGGTTGGTGCAACTGAAATATTAAACAATGTCATTGGTTATTACATACACATGCAGCCATCTCCAATCCTTGTTATGCAACCAACCTTACAGATGGCTCAGGCATACAGTAAAGAAAAACTAGCTAATATGTTAAGAGATACTCCTGTTCTAAGAGCTAAGATTAATGAGCCAAAATCTAAAGATAGTTCTAACACTGTTTTATCTAAAAAATTTGAAGGCGGTACTACTTTAAACATGGTGGGCAGTAATTCTGCTGCATCAGTTGCTAGTCGTGCTGTCCGTGTTCTCTGTATAGATGAGGTTGACAGAATGGAAGCTAGTGTTGGAAGTGAGGGAGACCCAGTTCTTTTAGCATCAAAGCGTACACAAACCTTTTTCAATAAGAAAATATATTTATGTAGCACCCCAACAGTTAAAGGTATATCAAGAATTGAAGCTGCTTTTGAAGAAAGTGACCAACGATATTACTATGTTCCATGTCCTGAGTGTAATCATAAACAAACATTAAAGTGGTCAAATGTAGTTTGGGAAGAAAACAAACCTGAAACTGCAATTTATACTTGTGAAAACGGATGTGTTATTGATGAGTCTAAGAAATATTGGATGTTAAAGAATGGAGAATGGAAAGCTACAAAAGAAACAAAGAAGGTGGCTGGATTTCATCTTAATGAATTATATTCTGTATTTAGTACATGGGGTTCAATGGCAGAAAACTTTTTAGAAGCTAAAAAACAGCCTGAGATGTTAAAAACATTTATAAATACATCACTGGCTGAAACTTGGGAACCTGAACCTGAAGAAGCTGTAGAAGCTGAAGGGTTAATGGCTAGAAGAGAGAGTTATGACATGGAAACAATACCTGATGAAGCTCTTGTTTTGACATGCGGAGCTGATATACAAAAAAATAGAATAGAAGCTCAGGTTGTAGCTTATTCGCATGACTATGAAATGTGGGTTGTTGATTATAAAATCATTTATGGAAATACAGGTCAGATACAAGTTTGGAATGATTTTGATAAATACTTGCAAACTAAATTTTCAACTCATTCAGGTAGGAATATGACAATTGCTTGTACAACTATTGATTCAGGTTTCCAAACGCAAATGGTTTATGCTTTTACTAAGAACAAAAAAGGCAGAAGAATATTTGCAATTAAGGGTCAATCACAAAGCGGTAAATCAGTTGTTGGCAAACCAACTAAAGTAGGAAAAGAAAACAGCATACTATATCCAGTTGGAAGTGATACTGCTAAAGAAGTAATTTATTCAAGACTTGCATCTGAATATGGATATTCTACTTTGCATTTTCCATCAACAGTTGATGAAGAATATTTTAAACAACTTACAGCAGAGCAAAGATTTGTTAAATTTGTAAAGGGTAGGAAAACTCTATACTGGAAACAGATTAGGGAAAGGAATGAAGCCCTTGATACAATATGTTACTCATTAGCAGCTTGTTATATTCTAAATCCAAACTTTAATCTAATAGAGCAAAGATTATTAACAGGCAATGCACCTGAACCTGATAAAAACAGGGCAGACCCCAACAAACCATCAAGAAAAGGCATAAATAGAGGTAATTTCGCTACTTCTTGGAAATAATTGCACTTTTTTTACTTATTTTATATACATTTATATATTTATATGTGTATAATATGCTTATGTTAAACAAAAAGGAGTCAAACATGAAACAATTAATAACTAAATTAGAACAAGCATTTGCAAAATGTGATGCTTATTATTTAGAACAAATACCAGCACAAGTTGAGGAAATGGTTAATTCATGGAGTGATATTATGAAAAAATATTATGATACTCATGAAAGGTCTGAATGGAAATATTTAACTTGTCCGTATGGTGCTGTTTTTCAAAAGAAATATAATTTCTATAATTTAAAAGACCATATTAAAAAAGATATTAAAGAAACAAAACAGAAACATAAAGCAAGAAATGAGAAGATTGCTAAAAAATTAGAACAAGCAGGAATTACTGATATTGATGCTATAAATTTTGAAATTAAGTATGGTGATGATTTTATAGGGTCATGGATTATTGATGGACACAAGGTTACTATTAAGGTTATATTCGCAGGTGGTTATAACATACAGTGTTTACACAACAGAATTCTTTGTAATGTAAAAAAAGCAGCATAATCCCACCAAAATCACAAAAGGCTCTTAATTGAGCCTTTTTTATTTTTTCCCTTTTTAATATTGACAATAGCTTAATGCACATTAGTGTTAGATGTAGATATATCTAAAACATTTATGAGGTTTTTGCTTGAGCAACAAATTTGATTCAACAAACTATCCACCCCAAGTTCCTACTGAGCTTCAGTTGGGAGACTTTTGGGCATGGAAAAGAGAGGACTTAGCAAGCGATTATCCAGTAGCATCTTACTCATTATCTTATGAGTTTAATTTAGTTGATGGTGCTACAGCTTCTAACTTTACATTAACAGCAACAGAGTCAGGCGATACATATATTATCGAAGCTAGTAATACATCTTCTTATACAAAAGGTAATTACAACTGGGTTTCTTATATGACTAGAAGTTCTGATTCTGCAAGAGTCAAACTAGAAGAAGGTTTTGTAGAAGTTCAAGATAATTATGCGACTACAACTGCCTCAGTTAGAAGTCATGCAAAAATTGTTTTAGATAGCATAGAAGCAGTTATTGAGAACAGGGCAAATATTGACCAATCATCTATGTCTATAGCTGGAAGGTCATTATCAAGAATGTCTATAGATGAATTGATGACTTTTAGAGATAGATACAAAGCTGAATATCTTAAAGAAGTTAAAATACAAAGAATTAGAAATAAACGTGGGTCAGGTAATACTATCAAAGTTAATTTTGGTAGAACTACTGGCTCAACTCCTAAGAGCTACACATAATGGCATGGTATAACAGAATATTAGGCAATAACGAACCTAAGAAAAAGAAAAGACAAGCATATAGAAGAAGCTACACTGGTGCTAACACTGGAAGATTGTTTGCAGATTTTGTTACCACATCTACAAGTGCTGATGCTGAGATAAAAGATAACATAAGAATTTTAAGAGACAGAGCAAGAGAATTAGCAAGAAACGATAGCTATATTGCAAGATACTTAAACCTGATGGTATCTAATGTTATCGGTAAGCATGGCATAAGAGTCAGCTCTAAGGTGAAATTAGATGATCCAGTAAATGTGGGTAAGCTAGACCTTAGGGCTAACCAGCTTATTGAAACAGCTTGGAAAGAATGGGGTATGGTTGGTAACTGCACAACTAATGGAAGGCTATCATTTTTAGATTGCCAAAAAATATTTATTGAATCTCTATGCAGAGATGGTGAGGTTTTAATAAGAAAGATTAAAAACAATAATTCACCTTTTGGTTTTCAATTACAGTTTTTAGAAGCAGATCATTTGGATGAAAATAAAAATGATGTTTATAAAGCTACTGGCAATCGTATTAAGATGGGCGTAGAGGTTGATGAATTTGATAGACCAGTTGCATATCATATTTATAAAGATCATCCTTATAACAGAGTTTATTTAAGTCAAGCACAACACATTAGAGTACCTGCTGATGAGATTATCCATGCTTACCTACCTACTAGAGCAGAACAAACTAGAGGTGTTTCTTTGATTGCTACAGCAATGGCTAATGTAAAAATGCTAAATGGTTATTTAGAAGCGGAAATTGTCGCAGCACGCGTTAGTGCAAGCAAAATGGGGTTTTTCGTAAGCCCTGATGGTGATGGCTATGTTGGCGATGGTGAATATGAAGATACCTTCAATCCAACAATGAACGCACAGGCTGGTGTATTTGAACAATTGCCTGCTGGAATGGATTTTCGTTCATTTGATCCTAGCCATCCAACAACCGCTTTTGATTCTTTTACAACTAGTGTTTTAAGAAGTATCGCATCAGGTTTAAATATTTCTTATCATTCACTATCTAATGATTTAACTTCAGTTAATTATTCTTCAATAAGACAAGGTGCTTTAGAAGATAGAAGTATGTATCAGTTATATCAGCAATTTGTAATTGACCATTTTATAGACCCAGTATTCAAATCTTGGTTAAGAAATGCAATTAGTTCAGGTTATTTAAATCTTCCTGCTGGTAAATTTGATAAATTTGCTAGTTCTGTAAATTACATACCAAGAAGTTTTGCTTGGATTGATCCATTAAAAGAAATGCAAGCAAATGTAATAGGTCTGCAAAACGGAACTTTAACTTATGCTGATATATCAGGTAGTTACGGAAGAGACACTGAAGAACTTTTTGAACAACATCAAAAAGAAATTGAATTAGCTAAACAGTATGATATTGAATTAGCTTATCAGCCATTTGGTCAGAAAAATCCTGTAGATGCAAAAATACAAGGCGGAGAGGATGAGGACGATGGCTAGACCAACTGAAGGAATGAAGGTAGAAGCTCGTAAGGGTTTAGACTGGCGTAAAGAACATGGTAGGGGTGGGACAAGGATTGGAGCTGAAAGGGCAAACCAAATCCTTAATAACGAAAATCTTTCCGATGAAACTATTAAAAGGATGTATAGTTTTTTTAGCAGACATGAAGTAGATAAAAAGGCTGAAGGATTTAGACAGGGTGAGAAAGGTTATCCATCAAACGGAAGAATAGCGTGGGCTTTATGGGGAGGAGATGCTGGATTTAGTTGGTCTAAGAAATTAGTGAATCAAATGAAAGATGATAGAAGCCTTGAGGAAAGAGGTACTGAAGATACATTAAGAGAGAAAGCTAAAGAACATAATGAAGATGTTGGTGATAATCCAGCAAAAAGAACAAGCTACTCAACATTACAAAAAGTTTACAATAGAGGGATTGGTGCTTATAACACAAACCCTTCAAGTGTTAGACCTAATGTTACATCAAAAGAACAATGGGCAATGGCACGAGTTAATAATTTTTTACGAGTCTTAAGGACTGGTAAATACAAGTCAGGGAAGCATGACACTGATCTGCTACCTGAAGGACATCCTTTATCAACCAAAAACAAGGAGAAAGCTATGGAAAATAAAGAAGATAGACATATCCTTAATGTTAGCGAAACTGATGATAAAGTTATCGTTGAATTTGCGAAGCATGAGGATGTCGAACATGAGGGTGAAACAGTAGAGATGGAAGCTCTTGATTCTGAAAGACCTTACCACAATGATGAAGAAGATAGAAAAGTAGTAGATATGCCTATGAGGTATAGAACTATTGATTTATCTGAATCAAGATTTGTAGATGAGGACTCAAGAAAGGTAAGAGTTGGTGTTTCTAGTGAGGAACCTGTTGAAAGAAGTTTTGGGATGGAAGTCCTAGGACATTCTGCTGATGATATAAATATGGAATTTATAAATTCAGGAAGAGCACCTTTGCTTTTGGATCATGACCATACAAAGCAAATAGGTGTAATTGAAGAATTCAAACTAGACGAAACTGCTAAAAGAACAATTGCAGTAGTAAGGTTCGGTAAGAGCCAACTAGCTTCTGAGGTGTTTGAAGATGTAAAAGATGGGATACGCATGAATATATCGGTCGGGTATCGCATTGATAAACTGGAACGATATCAAGATAAAGATGAGACTTACTATAAGGCAAAATGGACACCGATGGAGGTATCCTCCGTATCTGTGCCTGCTGACCAGTCAAGACTTGTTGGAGTTGGTCGTTCTAAAGATAAAAACAATATTAACTTTACGGAGATAACAATGTCAGAAAATAAACAAGACATAAATATAGATGAAGTTAGAACTCAGACTGTTGACGAAGCTAAAGCTGAATTCAAAAGAAACTCAAAAGAGATTATGGATTTAGGTGGCTTACACAACGAAAGAGATTTAGCTCATAAAGCAATTGCTGATGGTAGATCTGTTGAAGAATTTAGAGGAATATTATTAGAAAAAATTTCTAACAATACTCCTTTAGAAACTCCTTCAGACATCGGCATGACTAAAAAAGAAGTAAGACAATTTAGCCTAGTAAAAGCTATTAGAGCTATGGCTAATCCGTCTGATAGAAAAGCACAAGAAGATGCAGCATTTGAATTTGAATGTTCTGCTGAAGCTGCAAGACAGTATGGTAAAGATGCTCAAGGCATCATGTTGCCTGCTGAAGTTCTAAGAACTTGGAAGCAAAGAGATATTAATTCATCTGATGATTCAACTCTAATCGCTGAAGATTACAGAGGTGGAGATTTTATTGATGTATTAAGAAACTCATCAAGTGTTATGCAGGCTGGAGCAACTATGCTTAGAGGATTACAAGGAAATGTTGTA